CTTGCCGGGATCACTGCACATACAGCGGATTTTTCGTTGCTGGCATCTCTAAGCGCAGCAGCTTTGGCCGGGGCGAGCTTGGAGTTCGGTCCATCATTCAACTGGAAGCGAGCAGATGAACACCGCCAGACTCCATTCGCATATGTTGGCCTAATAAAGGACAGGCTCGAGTGGTAACCAGACTTGGCCATCAGTTTGCCTTCCCCGTCTCGGGCGCTTCGACCTCGACCTTTGTCTGAAACCCGTCGCCCTTGGAAAACGTGTGCTCGACAGCCTTGGCCCGCCATAGCCCGTTCTCGGCCGGGCCGAAGCCCGAGGCGACGACGTCGATCTCGGCGGTGGCTTCAACCCGGCCATATTGGGTGAAATGGCCTTCGCCTTTGGCCCGGTTCAACCTGGTCGCCTCGGCCTTGGCTACCGCCTTGGCGTCGGCCTGGTTCTTGTAATGGGTCTCGATCAAACGGATCGGGCCTTGCCCGCCAGTGACCTCGGTTTCGAATTTGGTCTTGCCCTCTTTGGTGTCGTGCCATTTGGCCACCACGCGGCCATAGCGCGGGCGCGGCTTGCCGCTGATCTCCCAGTCCTTGCATTCGGAACGAAGGATCGAAAGTGCCCTCATGGCACCGCCTGACAGCTTGTTCTGGCTGCCGCGCGGGACCATCAGATAGATGCCGTTTGCCGGCTTGAAGATGGCGTTGTGGCGGTCGGCAAGCCGGGTCGCAAAGTCGAGCGCGCTTTGCGCCTGTCGGGCTTCATAGTCGATCTTGATGCTTGCCAGCCTGCTGTCGACCTCGATCGTGCCGCCCGCATCGGTGAAGACCTTTTTCAGCATCGCGCCAAGCGTGGTGTTGTCGAAATGCTCGGACTTCTTCTCCTTCATCTTCTCGCGCATGTCGGCGGCCTTGGCTGAAATTTCCAGGATCAGCCCGTCCGGCCCGCCTGACGAGGTGTAGCCATCGACGGTGAACTTTCCCATGCTGGCGAGCGGACCGCCGGCATAGCCGAACAGCGGCTGGAGAATGGTGCCTTCGACCGGCAGGGCAATGCCGTAGCCGCGATAGTCGAACTTGCAGGTGAGTGCGTCGCTTTCCTGCCCGCTCTCGTCGCGGATGGTGGCCGATATCAGCCGCGAGTAGAACGCGCCGTTCACCTCGTTGCCGTCGGCCAGAACCTTGATCACCGGCCGCATGGTCAGCCCCACAACCGGTTGGGAGGCGCGACCTTGTCGGGTTCGTCCTCCGGCATCAGGATCGTGGTTCCGGCCGGGATGCGCGCACCCAGCAACGACAAGCCGGGATTGAGGGCGTAGATCCGCTCCACGAAACCCGTGAGCCGGGCCGCCTTGTCCGGATCTCCGGGATAGAGCCCGCGCCGGTATTTCCAGGCGATCTCTTCGAGACCCATATCAGAGCCCTGGGTGATGATCTTCGGCATCAGAACAGCCCTCCGCCATAGGGCGAGACGGTGACCGAGAATTCGACCATCTTGCCCTGACCGTCGCGGCCAATGTGGCTCTGGGTGTCGGAAACGGTTTCAAGGACAACGCGGCCAAAAATCCGGCCAATTGTGTTTGCACCGAAGCCGATCATCATCAGCGGGCGGCCGCCGCTCTGGCTGGCGCGGATCGCCTCGTAGCTGCCGCGTCCGCCAAGTTCATCGGGGAAGAGCAGACCATTGATCGTGGTGCTGTCGGGTCCAAGCCCGGTGAACTGCCGTGCCGCCTGTCCGCCAAAGCGCTCGATCGTGGCCCAGGTGGCCGTGGTCTCGCGTTCGAGCTGCTGATAGTTGAGGCCGATGATGGTGAAGACATGCGGTCCGAGGCTAAGAAGGGCTGACATCAGTCATCACCTCCGTCGTGGAGGGCTGCTGCGCGCGCCTTCCTGATCGCACCGCGACCGGCCGGAGCCGATTGCTGCGTGGCCTGCACCCGGATATTGACGGTTGCCGCGCGCATTTCCGCAACAGCCACACGGCCAATCTCGGCTCCGATCGCCGAAGCATGGGAACGAAGTTCTCCGCCTGCGGCCTGTCCCAGGGCAGCCCCACTTTCCGGCCCGGCGCGCCTGATCGCATCGGCCGCCTTGTCGCCACCCGCATCAACGGCATCGCCCGCATCGCGGCCGCCATTGGCAAACGCCTGGGTGATCTTGGAAAGCTCGTCTGCGACCTCATTGAAGCTTGCCGGGCGCGGAACCGGGATGGCGCCGGCCGGAGCTGGCCGCGCTTTGGGTACCGGCGCCTGGTCCGGGCTTCTCCGGCGACCAAGGCGACCGGAAGGTCCGCTGCCCGCGCCGTCGCCACCTTCCGCATTGGCGATGATACCGTCGAGGACGCTGTTTTGCTGATCCTCGCGCACCGGAATGCTGGTGTCGCCGGTGCGGCGGCTGCTACCTTCCTCATTGGCGGTAATGTCTTCGAGAACAGCATTTTTCTGGCCCTCGCGCACCGGAATGTTGGTGTCGCTGTTGCCGCCGCCGACACTGAACCATCCCGCGATCGTGGCTTTGATCTCCGCCGCAAGCTTCCGGAAGCTTTCCATGTTGAGGTATTTGTCCCAGCCGAGCGGCTTGATGAGCAGGTGCCAGGCCAGTTCACCTGCCAGCATTGCCCAGCCGATCACCGGGATGAACCGCGCACCCCACTTGAGTGGCAGGACCAGTAGGCGCCAGCTCAGTTTTCCCGCCAAGGCCGCCCAGCCAATGCGGCCGATTGCAGCCGACCAGGCCAGCTTCGGCAGGAACGTGGCCCAGATCAATGGTGTGATAACAGCGCGCCAGGCCAAACGGGGAACGAACAGCAGCCAGCTGAGTTTTGGTATGAAACTCACCCATTTGAGCGGCTGGACCAGCTGCCGCCAGCTCAGCTTTCCTGCCAAGGCCGCCCAGCCGATGCGGCCGATTGCAGCCGACCAGGCCAGCTTCGGCAGGAACGTGGCCCAGATCAATGGTGTGATAACGGCGCGCCAGGCAAAGCGCGGCGCGAACAGCAGCCAGCTGAGTTTTGGTATGAAACTTACCCATTTGAGTGGCTGCACCAGTTGCCGCCAGCTCAATTTTCCTGCCAAGGCCGCCCAGCCGATGCGGCCGATTGCAGCCGACCAGGCCAGCCTCGGCAGGAACGTGGCCCAGATCAATGGTGTGATAACAGCGCGCCAGGCAAAGCGCGGCACGAACAGGAGCCAGCTGAGTTTCGGAATGAAACTCACCCATTTGAGTGGCTGGACCAGCTGCCGCCAGCTCAGCTTTCCTGCCAAGGCCGCCCAGCCGATGCGGCCGATTGCGGCCGACCATGCCAGCCTCGGCAGGAATGCGGCCCAGATCAGTGGCGTGATAACGGCGCGCCAGGCAAAACGCGGAACGAACAGCAACCAGCTCAGTTTCGGGATCAGGCTTGCCCATTTGAGCGGGCTGAGACCACGCATGGCAAAGCCCAGGCCGCGAAGCGCGCGCGCTGCCAAAGAGACGTTCCTGCCGGCCTTGTTGAACCGGAGAAACAGACCCAGCAATTTAAACAGCTGCAGGCCGGACACTGCCCAGATGAAGGACAGCACCTTCAGTGACGCGGACATGAGCATCAGGCCCGCAACGACCTTGACGATGGTTGCGAACAGCTCCGGATTGGCGCCCGCCCAGAGCGACACCTGGTCAGCCACATTGCCGATCATGTCGGCAACTTCCAGCAAGGGAGGCAGCAGCTGTTCGCCGACGAGAATGGCGGCGCGCGTCAGCTTGTTCTTGAGCGTGTCGAACTGAGCCACCGCACCTTCAGCCTGTTTCTCATACTCCTCAAGGCCCGATCCCTTGTAGTTGGCCGGATCATTGATCAGCGCCAGCGCCTGTTTGAGCACGTCGGGGTTGGCGAGAAGCTTGTTGAAGTCGTCGGCAAAATCGAGGCCGACGATGTCGGCGAGCGCGGCTGCGCCCTTGTCGCCTTTGGTCGCCAGCAACTCGATGAACTCGGCGAAGGCTTGCGGCCCCCGCTCGCGGACATCAGCCAGCACCTTGGTCCGCGACAGGCCGACCGATTTGAAGGCGCTGTCGACCTTCTTGCCGCCGGTCAGAAGCTTGGTGGCGAAGGTGTTGAAACCGCGCGCGGCTGTTTCCGGCACGATGCCCACAGCCGTCATCGCGGCACCGACGGCGTTTACCTGCACCGCCGTCCATTTGAGCAGGCTCGCTCCACCCGATGCCCGCCCGGTGAAATCGAAAATCTTGCGGGCGCTGGTCGCCATGTTGTTGGAGAGATGGTTGGCGCTGTCGCCGAGCGCCTCGATGCCCTCCTGGGTCAGCTTGTAGGTATTGCGGGTCTCGGCGAATATCTGGCCAATCTCGCCGCCCGCCATGTCGGCGGCGACTGCCATGCGGGCTACGAAGCTGGTGAAGCGCTCAAGGTCGGCAACAGGGACGCCACCCTGGGCAGCGGCTGACATCAGATCGAGAATGTCCTTGGCAGCAACAGGGATCAGCGCAGACGTGTCGAGCGCAAATTTGCGAAGCTCTTCAAGCTTCTTCTTTGGCGCGTCAACCACCTTTTCGACGGACTTGAAGGCCTGGTCGAAATCGGCCGCCAACTTGACCGGTGCGGCAAGTGCGAGCAGCTGGGCACCGGCGCCCATGAGCCGCGAACGGGTCTGACTGACCCGGCTCTCCATGGTCTTGAGGTTCTTGTCGAAGGCGTCAACATTGAAGCGCGGGTAGAGCTCCGACTTGATGCCGTCCTTCAGCCCGCCTCCGAACTGGCGCGCCTGGTCGCGCATGCCGGTGAGCGTTTGCTTGAACTTGGCAGCGCCTGCGGAATACTGGTCGATCAGTGAGACGATGAGCGACAGCGACATGTTGGACATCAGCGCGCTCCTTTCGTCTTGCCGGTGTCGATTGCCCGACCGATCATGGCGACCAGCCGGGCGGCGCGGCGCTCCTCGGCATCAAGTGCGGTTTTCCGCCAGTAGTGGAATTCGGAAATGCTCAGGTCGCTGATTGTGCCGGCGGTCCATCCGAATGCGAGGGCGATATCTCCGGGGCCGTCTCGCCAGGCTTCAGCGTCTCCAATGTCAGCCCCGGAAAAAAACCGGAGAGCGCCTTCCAGATCTCCGGATAGTCGGCGGGATCGATGCCGAGCACGTCTTCACCGGTGATGCCAAACAGGTCCGCGACAATTTCGGCGAGACTGTCGAGCTTGTCGGGTGCGAGCATAGCAGCCACGTATTTGGCGAGGTCGCCGCCACCGCTCTCGCCATCCTGGGCCTTGAGGCTGTCGATCAGCTTCTCTCTGTCGCCATCGGACATGAAGCCGGCGATCTCCGGGCCGAACAGCTTCACCAGCTTGAGAATGTCGCCGGTCTTGGGCCTGCGGAGGGTAATGACCTCGATCGGCTTCTTGTCTTCGCCGCGCTCGATCGGGTAGTCCAGCGCGATGAGAGCGGTGTTTTTCGTGGTCATGAAGCCAACTCCTAGCGCAGCCGCAGAATGCGGGCGTGATCGTCATTGACGGTCTTGCCATCGAGAATAGTCCAGCCGCCGAGCGACAGGTTGAATTCGCGAATGACACGGCCGTCGTGGACTTCCGAGTACCAGGTGATGGCCGAAAGCATGTGATCGTAGCCGGCCTTGTCGCCGCCCTTCATCTGCTCGGGATCGATCTTCATCAGCCGGGCCTTCAGGTCGATCGAGACCTCGATGGCCTTGCCGCTGTCGTCATTGTCATCAAACAGCGACTTGACGGCAGTGAACGCTGTCCGGGTTCCAGGCGGCAGACCGAACAGAACGTCGAGCGCCGGGTTATGGGTCATCACCTTGAACGGCATTTCCAGCTTGTTGGTGATGCCGAGCGGAACGGCGGTTTCGCCGGTGGCGCCGCCAGCGGTGAAGTCGACCGACTTCTCCTCAAGCGTCGGGAGCTTCATCTCCTCGATCTCCAGCGCCAGATTGACCTGGTCCCTGGCGACAAGTGTGAAACCGCGCAAAATCCGAAAACTCATGTCAGTGTCCTTTCTCTCAGCCGCCCGGTGCTGTCAGGGTCGGCGGTCAGGGTCGGCGGTCATGCTCAAGCGGCGCGGTCGAGACCGGTCAGGATATCGTTGGCCAGCGTGTCGAAGTAGACCGAATTGCGGCGCGAGCCGAACTGCAGGTCGTTGAGGGGCGGAGCCTCCTCGGCATCGAACTCGATCCGCAAGATGCCGGACCGGAGCGACTGGGAAGAGTTCATTTCCTTGAGCCAGTAGGCCCGGCCGCCAAGGATCGCACCGATCGCGGTCAGCTCGTCGAGGAAGATCTGCATCGAACGGATGATGGCGATGCCAAGCTGCGCCGACAGGTTCTCGTCCATGATCGAGCGGAACGCTGGCGGAATGGCTTTCTCGATCGCCGCACGGGTGCGCACCACATTGATGAAACGCCAGAGCGGGTCTTCCGACGTGGTTTCCGAGCCCCACAGGATGGTGCCGTTGGCGCTGACTGCCCCGCCTGCGCCCTGGATGGTGACGGCCGGAATGATGGTGTTGATCCGGTTTTCGTTGAGGTAATTCGCCTCGTGATCGGCCTCGCCATCGAAGAATGAAATCGGCCGTGCCGTGCCAACGATGCCGCCGATCGCCTGGTTGGACGGCGACCAGTAAGGCCCGCCCTTTGCCTTGTCCTTCTTGACAAACAGGGCGGCAGCGCGGGCCGATGCCGGCGCAACAACTGCGCCCGCCAGCTTGACGGCCGGATCGACCAGATAGGTGTAGCGGTCGGAGAAATCGGCACGGTAGGCGAGTGCCGCTTCCTTGGTCGTTGACGGACAGTCGCCGATCTTGATGGCTTTGAGGGCAGAAGAGATGCCCTCAAGCTCGGCCATGACCGGGTTCTTGGCGGCGTCTGGCCGCTGCGAGGTAAAGCCCGGCGCGATCAGAATGCCGGGTTCGACGCCGGTATGACCGCGTGCGTAGCGAAAGGCGTTGACGCCGGTTTGTGTGGCGCTGTTGCCCGCCATGTTGGTCAGCGTTGCGGCGATGTCCACACCTTCGGCAACCCGCACCATGACGATCGAGGCGACCACGCCCTGGTCGTTGATGGCGTCGATGGCGGCCTTGGCTGTGCCGGTCGCGCCGAGCAACGCTACCTTTTCAGTGTCGTTGGAGTAGAAATGGACCGGCTCATCGAGCGGGAAGGTATCCTCGTCGGCCAACGGGGCGGTGACGGCCAGCCCTATCGGCGAGCGGTCGGCTGCCTGGATCGGCAACTCGCTAACGCCGGCGTCAAAGACGCGGACACCGTGATTGTAGGAGGCGGTTGACATGTCGTAATCCTCGGACTTGATTTCTCAAAAGTTCGAGGCGAAAGTGCCATGCGCGCGCACACCGATCGGTGGTGACAACGCGTCACCACCTCTTGTTATCTCCGGAATTTGAAGTGACGGCTTGCGGTTACGCCCATCAACAGGCTGATGTCGCCCGGATTGGTTCGGGGTTCTCTGTCGCAATCTTGCCGCTCTGGAAATACGGGCTGACAAAAAAGCCGGATTTAGGCTCAGGACCTATTAATTTTCGCTCCACCTTTTTGGTAGAAAGTGGTGTCTCTGATTGGTGAGGAGCACTTTATGAGCGATCTATTCTGGCTTTCCCGTTCTCAGTTGCAGCGTATTGAGCCCT